GTTCGAGACATCTATTATAAACTGAGATTTTATTCCATAAACTTCTGGGGTAGCTTCTTATATAAGTCCGCCCAACTCAAAACACTTATGTCATCTCTCGTACACCATTCATATTCCTCGCCGTTGTACCCTGCAAAGTGAAAGGCATCCATGTTCCAGTGTTTACATATACCACACGTCGTATCATTATCATCTATGATAGTATCGAGATTAAGGGCGTGACATATATCGTATTTCTGTATTTCATAAGTCGTAAAACTATTCGTCAAAATAACATCATCAAATACACCCGGAAAATGAAAATTTAACCAATCTTCAGTTTTCTCTCTGACACAGTCGTGACGACCGGTGACGACATACATCTTATCTACATACGGTCGCATAAGTCGAAGAACTGCCTGAGAAGAATCGATAGGCTGGAGTGCATCGAATACCTCGGAATCATAAAATTCTCTTACCATCTTCCGGGACTGGGGTTCTGTTATTTCAAACATTTCTCGGTACACGTATCTACATTTTTCAGTTGGCATTTTTAGCTTTTTAAACTTGGCCATGGGTCTAACAAACGGTACGAGAACTTCATCAACGTCAATAGCAATTCGATTCATTTACATATTTATAACAATTTATTCATAGTCTCTAATCGCAACCCCGATCGGGAACCTGGGAACATTCTTATCTGTCAGGTTTTGGAACCGAACGGTAAGCATCTTACCAATGAACTGATCTTTGTTCGCATACTTGTACTCACGATCCTCCAATGTACCCTCGGGACGAGCGCTGAAAACCTTACCTTCCTCCGTCTTACACATCCACACGACACAATTTGCATCTCGACCATGACCCGTGGTGGCTCCGATAATCTCATATTCCTCGGTCTGGAAATCCTTGTGCTTGAGAAGATAGTTGCTTCGCTGTCCAACTTCGTATACACTGAAGCGATCGCGAATCATCGTACCCTCGTGACCATCCTCGACGTGCTTCTTGTGCACCTTGGGGAGATCCTTCTTGGATTTTACGAGTGTCGTTTTCACGTATTCGTAATGAGGATTGTAGATAGAATCTTTGACGTACTCCCAGCGCTGCTCGAACGTCATCTTGTCTCGAGCGAGCGCTTCGGCTCTGAGATCAAAGAAATCGAACACGTGGAACTTGAGCTTGAGAGGGTCAGTTTTGAACGTGCTCGTAAGTTCCTCGAAGGTAAGATTGGGGTCAAACGCCTCTCCGTCGACGTATTGACCAGTCTCGAGTCCCTTACCAAGAACCTCGGTTCCGGGGATGATTTTACCGGTTCTCGAGATACCACCGTTTTTAGAAACCAGAAGACGAACACCATCGAGCTTGGGTTGCACGTAAAATGGTTCGGAGATGTACTTCTTGCGATCTTCCCATTTATTCGCCAGCATAGGAAGAACTGTGGTAGCCTTAGTGTTTGCATTCTTCCACATGGTCTTCGCACGCTTCGTCGCACTCTCGAAACCGAGGGGTACTTCAGTCATGGATGTAACTTCTTTCCCCCCAACATGACCAGTTGCCTTGACGATGCACCAGACATCATTGATTTCTTCAACACGAATGTCGAGGTAGCGCTTCTTGTTGTTTTTATCGGTAGTAAAAATTGTATTCATATTAGTAGTAGGAATGATACCAGTAGTAAATTATCAAAGGATGGAGCGACTTAAGCCTCCTCCGTTAACGACGGTTCCCTTAAATATGAATACAATCAGTGTTGGGGTGATCATCTTAGGTGTAATTTTTTTATATAAGCGATTTCTTGATGTTACGAGGCGTCGTGAACGATCCCGTAGTTGAGACAGTCCTCGTAGTTGAGATAGATATCTTTGCGCATGAATTCGTTTAGTGTTTCTTTAGGAATCTCAGTTTCCGATCTATAGATTCCTTTTATGGTTTTCATGATTTTTTTGCATGTTTTCATCTCGTCTTTGAGTTCATTATATTTTCCAAAGAACCCAGTCGAGAGCTGGTGAATCAACACGAATGAATGTCGGCTCATGAGCCTCTTCTTCCCTCCGAGAAGTAAAAAGGTGGCGGCACTACAACAGTTACCCTCAGCTATGCACGTCACGTTAACCCGCGCAGATCTGAGAGTGTCCATAGCACTTAACCCTGAAAATACATCACCTCCTTCACTATGAATATGAACTTGAATTGTAGGTGTGTACCCAGGAAGCTCGATCGCTTTTTTAAGTAAGTCAACTTCCAACTTTTTAAACTCTTCTATGAACGTCAGTATACTTTCACGGTCTATAGCCCCATAGTAATAAATGTCACAGCCTACCACACGGACAATATCGTCGCCAGAAGTCTCGTCTTCACTGTCGGAGTTACTCATTGACTACATTACGCAGTTTCTTTTTAACTTTTGCAACTTCAGATGGTTTCAATTTGTTGCCAAGTGCGAGATGATTCATGATGTCAAAATCGAGAGGTGTGAGTTTGTATTCGATTAAAGGATCTAGATCTCCGGCGATCGCATATTTACGTATTAACCCCAGCTCTTCTACCCCCAATTTCGTGGTGTGCCGCCCTTGAATAATTTTGAGTTTATTATGCCGCATCTTATAATTACCGTATTTAGTCCACGTGCTACCGGGTTGTATATTTTCTGGTTTCAGTGGCTCCCCTAGATTATATTTGGGTACGGCCATTCCACAAGATACGTAGTATTGCATGTAATCCCATTCACCCTTATACATCGCGGAGTCATAAATATCTGCGAGTGATAACGAATCTGCGATTGGTACGACGTTGGTATCGTTTGAATGTAGATAATTCCCGTGGATAACATCCACCACGTGACCGTGTTCATGCACCGTTTGACTCGTATCAAATCCATTACCTTTACGACATAGTATATCTATAACTATATCCTTCGATGTTTTAAAAATATCTTTTTCATCTGAAAAATTCATATAATCGTAAAAGTTTCGTATATTCCCAAGACATTTGTCAGCGGCGGGGCGTGCTCTAGGGTTACTGCACTCCAGTGAGAATATCGCATCCGGGGAGCGTTTTGGTACGATTATGAGTTTGAAATTTGGTAACATGTGAATAGACGTAGACGTTACAATCACCGACCCTTTTGTAAGCTTCTCGTTCATATCAGAAATCTTATCTATGACCTGCTTATGACCATACACACTTGAATCGTACCCATCTATCAATATATGGTACGACGTGTCTCCTATCAAGTTCAAAAAGGTACTCTTCTTTTGAAAAAGTTCCGAATGTAGCTCGATTGTATTACTCGCATTAAGTAAACAGTCTACTATAAACGTTTTCCCGGAACCAGTGGGTCCGCATATGAATACATTTTCCCCCTGTGCCAAGTATTTTTCCAACAGGGAAATTTCTTTTTCATGGAGCGTCGATGGTCGCTCTTTTTTTTGTGGGATTATTTTAATGAAGGAGTCCATGACCGATGAGTTCACTGATCAAGCTTTAGATATTTTTTTGGAAAGTGATACACTTCAGACAAGGATCGTAGAACCTATCAAGAGAAAGGTTTTTCCTTATTTGATATGTATCGGACTCTTTAATCTGATACTACTTATAATGTTAGCGTACGTAGCTAGGAAGATTTCGATCCATCGATAATCACCTCAACGTCTGTATTGATCGGAGTAGATTCACCTGTTCGCATAGCTCCGAGCTCTTTTTGTAATTCGAATCGCATCTCATCTTCCGAAATGAACATGTCTATAGGCTGGATATGCATAATCTCCGGTTTAAAAAATTCGGAATCATCCGGGAATTGTTTTTCGAAAGCTTGAATAATAGCATACGGAAGAGGTGGAGACTGCTCGATGAGTCTATCATATTCAGCTCTACACGATTCTATCATAGCAGAACCATCACAAGAACGTTCTTGAATAGGAAGAGAAAGTTCTAACCGAATTGTACGCGAAAGCTTACCGTATTGCAATGACGCGACTCTACATCCTTCCATCATTTCGTTAATTTTTAGAAATTGCATAATAGTGGCAATTATACCAGCAATTAAATTCAACCCACCAATCATGGCAGGTGCTGAAGCTCTCATATTTTCAGGGAAAGATGATTGCGCAAAATTCGCGGTACCAGTGATCGTCGATAATACGATGACCGGTAAAGTAAAACGCATACTTTGTTTTTTGAAGACTAAATACGCGTGGTTGTGCATATATCTATAACAGGCCGACGCCTCACCCCATGTTTTCAATATCTTTTCTTGTGAAGGATGCCAAATTCGCTTTACCTTATCTTTGGACTGGGTCTTTTTCTTTTCTTTGTCCATACTAATAGAGATGAATATTATATTTTTTGTTCACGTCCTTCTGTTTCTCGCGATGATAGTGATACCTTTCGTTGGAGATGAAGTGACTCTATCTCTTTACTCACTCATCATACCTTTCCTCTTTTTTCATTGGGCGACAAACGACGATACGTGCGCACTTACAGAGATTGAAATGAAACTCACAGGGAACAAAAAAGAAGATACGTTTTTTGGAAGATTAATTGGACCCATATATAAACTTGACAATACTACATCTGGTCTTATTCCTAAATTTTTGTTTCTGGCATTATGGTTATTCGTTCAACATAAATTGAAAAGAATACCATACGCAGAACGTGTCGATCTTTCTGGAATCTTTTCTAAGTTATATAAATGAAGAAAGGAAAGTCGAACACTACCGGTTTACTTATAATGCTCGTACTTGTCGTAACAATCTTTTATCTCATCACAAAGTTACAAGATCCCAAGGTCATTAAAGTACCCGTCCCGACACCCATGATACCCCCGCGGCGGCCTATCGCGAGTGTGCGTCGCGCACCTGAATATAGAGATCCTCCTATTAAGATGTACAAACCTGGAAACGTTCAACAGATGGGTGTTCTTCTAGGTGAAAACGAAGAGACGCTTCCATTGTATGGTAAAGAAGTGAGAGGGCGCCGAGATCAATATCATTATTACACATCAACACCCGGGGATCAGATATACTCTATACCGGTAACGATCGGGGAAAGAGATTGTATGGATGACCTGGGATGTAAAGAACTGTACGGAAACGAATCGGTGAGTGTTTTGGGTAAGGCTGCCGCGTATCAGGCTAAACTTTATAGAACCGATCACTTTTTTTAATCTCGGTATATAGAAATGGTTGACATAAGAACAAAAGCCCGTGGAAAGGGTATTCGTTTAACTCGAGACAGCCAAGGTAAACGTGTAAAAAAGACCAACGAGGCTTTACGAAAGGAGATTAACTTACGCAATTTAGCTGCAATGAAAAATCGCGTAACTCAAGCTGCCGCTACTATGCGCACATGCAAACAACTCGTTAAGAATAGGTGTACATGCGCTACAAAAAAATCAAGTCCTATGATGAGACGGGCTCCACCTCCTCCCCCTCCACCTCCACCTATGAGGCGTCCTATTATGGCGCGCGCGGTAGCACGTGGTCCCGCAATGCCCCCGAATCTTATATCACAACTTAAGAAGAACCTGAACCGCCGTGGTCTTAGACAAATCGCAAACCGAAACGCGAGGACATCAGTCGCTTAGCTCCAGGCATACTAGGTTTTGACCACAGTAACCATCTAGACCAAAATCCAGCAGTTTTTAAACCGGATTTAGTCCATGTTTCACCCATACGTCCATGCCGTGCGAGATATCTCTTCATACGCGATGGATCCTTGTGAATAGTGTAATCCGAGTACCCCGCGCCACCGAAATCCACATGCGAACCATCCTCGAAAGTGGCTCTGTATTTTTTTTCAGGATTTGGACTCTTTCTGAGTGTTACCTTCATTACTATGAGCGAAGAAAATTTTGAGATTTCTTTTCGTGTATATATTAAATGTCGGTATACATCTGGATATCGATCATACTTTGGATATTATTTATACTAGGTGGTCATGCCTTACGCGATCCACCCGATAAATATGATTATCCGTCTATACCCATAGAGAAGATGGATATATACACAACACCTGTAGATGTCAGGAAAGAATGGGCGCGTCGGGAAGAGTCGAAACCAAAGAAACCGGAATACACTTTCAGCCCAGATTCACAAAACCACTTCGCGATTTTTTAATATGATATGATAATAACATACAAACAGGTATACTGGGTCTTGGTCTATTAGGACTTACTTTGATAGGTACGTTTATCTGTAGACCACACACAGGAGTTCGTGTATAAAGAATAGACGTCATATTAAACTATGGATCAAGAAATTACAGACCTCATTAATCAGCTTCACGATCTTCGTGAAGAATGGCATGAAATTGAAGACGAACACAGACTAGTTTTGAATGATACCATACAGGTTTCACGAGAGGCACAGGCTTTAAAGGTCATGCTAGGCATTTCGTGGGTCATACATGGTGTATTCGCGTGGATTTTCATGGACACAACATCGGGAGAAACTCTCACCCTCGAACCCATGCAATTTAATCATACATAAAGAACATCTACTAAATAAATACAAATGAGTAAGAAACAAGAGGTTATATTCGTGTCGGTACCATACAACGAACGCGTGAAAATTTATAACGAACAGAAAAAAAGTGCAATTGAAAAGGCTATGAATAGTGAAAAGATTCATTATAAATCTACTAGTGACCCCGAAAGGTTCAAAGAGTTTCTTGAGAAGCGACTCGAGTTGTGGGACTCTCTTAAATCGAACGTGATCGAAAACGGACGATTGAAGAAAGGGTTTACCAGCAGGTACCACGAGAAGATGTACGACAAGACCAATGAGATCATACAGAGTCTAACCTGTTAAGCTCATCGCCTTGATACGACACGTCTTTACTTTTCCTTTTGTTTATATTTGAAAAAGCTCCTAACCATCTATTAACAGCTCGTTTTGAAGCGATAACAGAATTTGTTTCATCGTTCACAACGATACTGAGTCCATTGCACACATCTGGTTTATTGGGTTTATTGGGAAACTGAACTTGGAATGCCTGTATAGAAACTGCGGGGATGTCAGGTGCTTCATCTAGCAGTCGATCATAATCTTCCCTGCACTTCATTACAAATTCTACGACATTTGCCCTATGCCTTACATCTAATGACAGTTCCATATCAATATTTCTATAGAATTTGGACCATTGTACACACATAGCAGAGTGCCCTTCTGAAAGACTTAAACTCTGACTAAATTTGGATATACTCGTCAAAATCCCCGCCAAAACATTCAAAAAAGCAAAGAAATATTGGATGATCATAATACGCGTTCTGGTATCGTTACTTGTATTAGCGTTACCACTTGGATTTAACACTGCAAAACCACCGACACCTGTTATCGATGCAATTACAATCGAAGGGTATGCTAACCAGTCATTTTGTTTCTTAAAAAATAGACGAGAGTGGTTATGAAGCCACCTATACCCGGCGGCCTTTTCTGCCCAGCGTATTAGTAATTTTTCTTGTTTTTCACACCATAAACAGTTTACCTGTTCATCCAGTGAAATTTTATCAGACATAACGGCCTGTGCCTATGTTATGTTCAGATTATTCTGAAATTCATAGGCAGTTGAACGCGCCAATTTATCGACAAGTTCATTTTGCACGTTTCCGTTATGAGCTTTTACCCAGCGCCATTCTACAATTTTTATAGACTGAACAAGTGTATCGAGAGTTTTCCATAGTTCTTTATTTTTTACCGCGGACCCAGATGCAGTGCGCCATCCGTTACGCTTCCAATTTTTTATCCACGAAGTGATTCCATTTTTCGTATAATTGCTATCCGTAAAAATACGCACTTCGTTAATACCACATTTTTTAATGTGTTCCAACCCTCTTATTATCGCTGTCATTTCCATAATATTATTAGTAGTTTCTCGAGATCCACCGGTTAGTTTAAAATCTCGCGAAATGACGCCCCACCCCCCGGGTCCCGGGTTTCCGAGGCAGCTTCCATCTGTGTAAATCTCGAGCATATTCTTACTTATCGTTTATCTTTTA